TGCTGCAACGGACAAAAAGCTCCTGCGATGGCACCCAAGCAGCATTGAACGTCACGGAGCCACCGGGTTGCACCTGAATGCCTTCGTCGTCCGAGGCGGTTTGTCCAAAGTCGATGCGCATCAGCGTGTCGGAAATGTTCTGGAACACTAAGTAAGTCCGGCTTGCGTTAGCGGGCATAACTGATTGCGTGCCAGCGGCTGCCGTGGTGACGGCCGTGCTGCTGCTGTAGTCAATGACATTGCCGGTGGATGGTTTAGTTTTTACGTTAGGGAATCCCATAGGTTTTAGTAGTTGGTTAGTATTGCGAGACCTGCGCGGACCACCGGCGGGTTTGCTTTTGCTGGAAGGTGAATTTCTCGGTCTCCTTGACGATGCTCAGTTCGGCCCGGCCATACATGACCTGCGCTTTGTCGAGCTGACCGTCCTCGGTCAAAAGGTCGCCGGTGAGGGAGAATTTGAGGTAGTCGGCCAAAATCTGCGGGACCGTCTGCGCGAGGGCCGTGGCGAGCACGGTCGATATGACCGTGGGCGGCAGCCGGAATTTGACGTAAATGGTGTCGGGGCAGTCGCTGGGCAACCGGATCTTATCGAGGTCGAGACTGAACGCGATTTCTCTCGGGGCTGCGTGTGTATGCGGATTGTCTTGAAACACGCTAAACACGTCGCCGATCTCAGTCTCGCTGGCTTGCGCGAGGTCGATATAAATGTCCTCGTCCACTCCGGTCTGGGTGGTCCGCTCTTCGGTGCGCGTGAGGTCGGGCCAATCGTAAAACTCCCACGCATCCCGAAGGTGGCTGGCAAGGTTATCCACCATGATCGTCTTGGTGGTCGTGGGCAGATTGTCGATGCTGCTGCCATCCAAGCCAGCGCGGCTGGCGGCGTTGGTCACGATGCTGGAGACGGTCACGGTTTTCATTGCGCGGCCTCCTTGATCACGATGATCTGCGCGGCCTTCCCGGCGAAGGTGTAGTCGCTGTCGCGGTTGACGTTGCCAGCAGCCGACCGGACGTAGACTCCGGGCGAATGCCGGTTGTAGAGCGGGATGCCGGAACCAGCCAGAACACGCCAAGCCGAGCCAACCGGCGCCGAGGAATCCAGCGGCAGGTCAGCGTAGGTGCCCACCTCGCGGGCCAGCGGCGCGGCGGCCGATGGTGCGCTGGGAGCAAAGCCTCCGGTTAGAGCGTTGTAGGTCATTAGCTGCGGGTCACCGTGGCCAGGGGTGTGTTGTCCACGGTCGGCGGTTGGGTGGTGTAGGTGAAGGTGACGGTGGCGACGACAGTGCCGGTGGCGCCGCCCTCGCGGTAGGTCACGGTCTGGGCGTTGTTCGTCGCGCCGTGGTAGGTAAAGGCGATGTAGTCGTGCTGCGGGATGTTGAGCCCGGCCACGTTGCGGATTTTGACGTTCGGGGTCATGGGAAAGTTAGGCGGCGGCCGCGGTGGGCTCCGCGGTCTGCATCATCTGGCCTTGGAGGGCGGGAACGGCGCCGACCCGGCCGATCTGGGCGTTTTGGGTTTGCTGCACTTGGAAGGCGAAGGCTTTCAACCGGGCTTCGATCATGGAGCGGAAGATTTCGTCTTGCTGGAATCGCTGACTCACGGCGGGATTGGCCTGGACAATGCCCTGGAGAACCTGCGTGCGGAGCTGGGCGTTCATGCCTTCGGTCGGGAGCGGCGGCTCGGTGCCGGCCGCGATCTTCGTGTAGGCGAGCTGCTCGTCTTCGGCTTCGGCCGCGGTGGCCACTTCCTGGGGGCGCACGATCTTCTGGGCCAGGGACGGATCGATGGCGTTCATCACGAATTGGACGAGGCCGGCGCGGTCAATCGTGCCGGCCACGTCGAGGGGAACAGCCAGGCGGGTGATCGCGTCGAGGCGCTTGGCCAGCAACTCCACGTCGAGGTCGCGCACGTCGTATTCGGCGACCAGGTCGAAGCGGCCCTGGATGCCTTCGCGGGTCAGTTGGAACGGGGCGGGCATGGCGCCGGCCACGCGGAAGAATTCGATGTCGGTGATATATTGCTGCATCAAGGCAAAGGCCTGGGCGACCATGGCTTTGCAGCTGCGGAGCCAGCGGTCGACCTGAGTTTGCTGCTGCAGCATGGTAAGAGGCTGCGGGACGCTTTGGGCAAAGCGGCCGAAGTATTGGTCGACGTCGGCCCGGGTGCTGGCTTCGATCTCGATCGTTCCCTGGTCAAAGCGGGGTGGCTCCATCCAGCCGAATTCATTCGGCCGGCGCTCGGGGATCTGGGCGCCAGGGCCAAAGACGAGGTTGATCTTGCCGCGGTTGCTGGGCACGCGGATCGGGGGAAGGACGGCGATGCTGGCGCGGTCGGAGCGGAAGTCGCGCTGGGTCTTGATCTCGAGCTGCTGGGATTCGACCAGCTCGGGGACGCCGCGGCTTTCGAGGATGTTGCGGCTGACCCGCTCGCGGCAGAATTCGACAAAGGGGTATTGCTGGTGATGATACGGGAGGAGCTCGGAGAGGCCGGTCACGTTCGAGACGCTCTCGTGCAGCACGCTGTAGGTGATCCGGGTGGTCTGGTCTTTGTTGTGCTGCTTCTCGTAATAATGCCAGAGCTCGATCATCTCGCGCTCGGTATCAAGGTTGATCAGCTCTTGCCTGTAGTAATTGCGGATCGGCCGGCGGTAGGCGCCTTTGTGCTTGAGTGCGGACTCGACGAATTCCTCGTCGTAGCCGGCCGTGACGATGCGTTCGCGCAGCTCGGTCTCGCTCACCACTTCGCGCCAGGCAACGAAGCGGGCGCGTTGCAAGTCGCCGGTTTGGGCGGGGAAATAAATATCCTCCCAGGGCTCGAGGGCGACAAACTCCGGACGGTTCTCGAAGATATAGGGGTTGTCGTATTCGGCGCCGCCGGTGTTGCGCAGGTCGCGGATCACGCTCACCTTGGCCGCGGCCGGGCTGACCAGATCCTTGAGCATGCGCACGGCGTCCGCTTCCTGCAGCGGATCGAGGATGCTCTCCAGGAGGATCTGGATCATGGGGTCGCCGGTCTCGGCGAGCATGGCTTGAAATTCGTCCAGGGTGATCGTCTTGCGCTCGGTCCGGGTGGTCCGGCGCCAGTTGATCGCCATGATGCCGAGCCCATACATCTCCTGGTATTGGGCCACGAGTTCCACTTCCCTCCTCAGATCATCGGCGGCGTGCTGAAAGAGCATCCAACGAAGGGCGGTCTCCGCGGCCACCTTCGAGGCGGCGTCGCCGGATTCGATCGGCTGGAGTTGCAACTTGCTCCGGAAGAACGCATTAGAAAGCAAGCTAACATTCTCATTTACGATCTGATCAGCCAATCTCACACGGGCGTCCGATGCGTTTTCCCATGGAAATGCTTGTCGCCCAATGGCTTGCGACTTCTTGCGACCGCTCGGGTCTTGTCCGTTCCAAAGGGCGTGCCGGGTCTCGTAATTCCTCTGCTTCTTGTCCAGGTAGCCGCCGACGTCGGACTCAGCTTCTTGGATGTTGAGCAGGTAGCCGCGGATCGTCTCGACGTCGGGGGCGCCGAGGACGGCCGAGGTGTCGTAGCCGGCCGCCATCATGCGGCCTCCGGCCGCAGGCTTGCGGAGTTTTCAGTTTTCAGTGTTTGGTCAGTTTTCAGTTCTGAACCACTGAACACTGAATCACTGGACACTGTGTCGGGGCAGATGCCGGTGTTTTCACTGGGGTTGCAGTCGAGGCCGGCAAAACTGACCCGAGTTTTGCTGGACTTGGATTCGACCCGACACTCCGGATTGTCGCGGAGGAGAGATTTCCACCAGTCCTTTTGCCGGGTGATGCCGGGGTGGCGGCGTTCCCAGTCGATGAAGCTGAAGGCGTCGATACTGGCGACGTGCTGCCCTACCCCTTCGATGTGGGCGTGCTCGAGGCGGGCGTTGGCCGCGGCGATGCGGAGCTGGCGGGCCTTGGCGTTGACCGCCTGGGCATACCAGCCGCGGCAGAGTTCCTCTTTGACCAGGAAGCCGAGTTCACCGTCGAGAGAGTCGAGCATTGGAAGAGAGACTAAGAGACTAAGAGACTAAAAGACTAAGAGCCGAGGGGCGGACGCGGCGGGCCCGGAGGTCCCGCCCTACCTTGGTTGTTTGAAGTTTCACGCTGTTGCGCCCCTGGGATCTTTCCTAAATCCCACCATGAGTTGCTGCCGAGTTGG